AACACTTGGCTGAGAGGAGGGAGGTGCCCCCCAGCATCCCGATCGCCGCCGCGCCGGCGATGCGAGCCGCTCCGCCAAGCAGGGTAAGATTCCCACCCCAAAACCGACGAAATCATCCGAACAGTTCACCCAAACCTGACAGTTTTCAGGCCGGAACTCCATCCGACTTGGCTCCTTTCCGGTAAGAGGCGACCGACAACTCATCCTGTAACCTGGCCACAGAGCCTCCTCCGGAGTCTCCAGATGTACTGTAAGGAAGCCATATCCTATTGTAGATTACAAAACTTTATCGAACAAGGGAGATATCAATATGATTCAGCTAAACGTAGAAGTCAGTAACCTTGACACTGGCGATACAAAAAATGTAACATTCCCCTGCAACCTTCGCACCGAGCTCCCTGATTTCTTCGACTGCATCATTTTGTCTGTCTCACCGGATATCCAGATCAGCAGGAACGACGAGATCGAGCGACTCAATGATGTGCTTGACGAGATCAACAGCGAGAACCCGTCGATGGACGAGAACTATCTGGCGCTTCTGGTCGAAGCATCTCCGTCCGGTGGGGATTTGTTCAACGAAGATTTTGTCCGCAGGCTCAAAGAGAACGACTTTATCTTCGAGGACATCTCCGAACAGGATGGTGGGTCAAGGCTGACCACACGAGAAATTGCAGCGATGTACCTGGCGACAGAGCTTATGGCCCCGTTCGACCGTGGCATTACCTCAGAGCTTCTGGAAAGCATTACAAAGAGCGCGTTGCCATCCTACATTGACTGGTTTGATGTGTGGGATCAGTATGAGGCAGCCGGCTTCAAACTCGCCGGCAAGTACATCATTCATATTAAATAGCTTCTTAAACTGTGATGCATATTGAGTTGAACGACTCAAGCTCTGTATTGTAAATCAGAGTAACACATGGCTGGGATGAGGAAGGGCACGCAGCAGGCGCCATCCGGGGCAGCGCACTGCCCGCGGGTGTATCCGGTGATGCCAACATCCGACGACCAGATGTCACCCGAAATCACCAGGATAAGAAATCCTGGAATATCAAGGGCTTTCCCCGAACACCGCCATGACAGCACGGAGCCAATAAAACATAAGCAGGTACACGAGGAGATCTGCAGGCAGAACAAGTTCTCATCCTATCCTGTGCGGATCACATAGTTAAAGAAGCGAATCGGAGGGCACCATGGTAAAAGTTGTTTATGGTAACTTACTTGATTCCAGCGCCAAATACATTTGCCATCAGGTGAATTGCAAAGGCGTGATGGGGAGTGGGGTAGCCAAGCAGATCAAAGAGAAGTGGCCGAGCGTGTTCAGAAGGTACAAAGAGAAGTGCGACATGCATGGCGGCAATGTCGATGAACTGCTTGGCACCGCACAAGGAGTTCGTGTCGATGGCTACACCGTTGTGGTCAACATCTTTGGTCAGGTTGCATATGGCAGGTCTGGCGGGCCGTACACAGACATGAACGCGTTGAAATCAGCGTTCACAGCAATCGCATCTCACAGCGCCCCTGGTGATACAATCGCGATGCCGTACCGAATCGGGTGCGGTTTTGGCGGTGGAGACTGGGGTAAAGTCATGGATCTCCTGACGGAGTGTTTCAAGGACAGACATCTGACCCTATACAAACTTTCGTAAGTCCGCATTTCAAGATACTTTGGCGGGTAGTTTCTGGAAATGTTTGAAACAGGAACACCTGGAAAGTACCGAGTTCAAGGCACTTTCAGGTATACATGCAGTACCCCTATCTATGTAAGGGATAAATAAAATCAGTGTTCTATGCGGTGGCGGAATAGGTAGACGCAGAGAAATGTTTGGAAAGCCCTGTAGTTAAAGACTGATTGGCAGTAAGGGGCAAGCGGTTCGAAACCCACTAATCTGGGCAGACGTTGGCCCATGCTGAGTGCAAATCCCAGCCCGCATATCGAACATTATTAGGAGGTGTAAACTGTGGTTTGGAAGCTTCCGGTTACCGGCGAAACGAGAACCGTAACCCGGTTTGCGCTTTTGCCTGCCGTTATTGGAAATGAAGTGTGGTGGCTTGAATCCATTGTCATACATCAATCTTACAATACCCAGCATCGTGGGTGGAATAATGATTGGGTAGAACGAAGGGAAGGGTGACACTATGAGAATGTATCAGGTCTATGTCTGCGAACAATGCGGCAAAGAATCTTTGAGCCATGATGCGATTGAGGAATGTGAGGCTGCCCACATGGGATTAACCATGGCGGAGAAACGCACTTTGGACGCGTTGAAATCTGCTGCAAAGTATTTTGGAAGCATTGTATCAAGAACCAATAACGAGAAGACGCGAGCTGCATATGACGACGCGATTGAGAAACTTGTTTCATTTGAGCAATCTCACGGAATAACATAAAATTACTCTTTGATAGTTGAGAACGGCAATCGCTGCCGTTCTCTTTTTTATGGGAGTGTAGCTCAGTGGCAGAGCGAGGCGGATACACGCCTGTCAACCGGATTGTGCGCTGCGTGGGTTCGATTCCCACCACTCTCACAACGGGCACACCTGTGCCTGCTCCTTTGCGTGTTTCAGGAAAACGTCTCCAGTATTGAGGCGAAACACGCCGCTAAATGTAATGTCCTTCCGTCCCGTTCAGTTCATATGACCTCCATTCACTCTCCTCCCCTCGGGGCTGTGTCAAGGCGGGCGTTATCGCCAAGGCACCGGAAGGCATGGGTATTCTCCTGTAGTTCTCCCATGGATTAAGAAAAGAATTACAGGGCGCCAGAGCTGGAGCGAGGTGGGTAAAGTTTGATATCGCGGCATACGTCGCTTAGCGGAGTGGCGACGCCGACCAACCAGCGGTGTCGAGGCGTCATGTAGCTTCTGCTTTGGTGTTCTATAAAAAAGTAAGCGAGGTGAAACTGGATGACAAAATTCAAAGAGTTCTTCGTAGGCGATAAGGTCAGGGTAGTTGACAAGCCGTATACGGACTGTCCCTTTACTTGGGTCAGTGATATGACAACAATGTGCGGTAAAACTGCTACGATCACATCTAAAAATCAAAGCCATGGTACTTACGCATACACGATCTCTGGTTCGACATGGACTTGGTGTGGTAACTGTTTTGTACCACTGGAGCCTGAAGAAGAGTTGCCGGAAATCGAGGATGAATCATTCTTAAAAGCCATCCGCATGGGGGGGGGTAAAGCTCTATGAGACCAACAGAACACCAGTTTCAGATCGGGGACTTGGTCGTAGCCGCAAAAAATAATCCTCAGCACAATCGTAGTATTCGAAGGGGTCAAGAAGGGACAGTATGCCACTTAGATGGCAGTGGTATGGTCGGCGTTGATTGGGGATTTGAGGTGGACGGAGGCCATGGATGCGATGGCTTTTGCTCATACGGTTATGGCTGGTATGTTGAGCCAGAAGAAATTGAACTGTCTGAAGTGGTACAAGACATAGACGAGGGCAGCTTCCTGCAAGTAATCGGAGGAGTGAAATGATATACATCACAGGAGACACACATGCGAACATAGATATCAATAAGCTGTCAACGAAAAAGTTTCCACAACAGAAGACGCTCACTAAGAAGGACTATGTAATCGTGTGTGGAGATTTCGGCCTCGTATGGGACGCCTCAAATCGAGAAATGTGGTGGCAGAAGTGGTTGGGCAATAAGCGCTTCACCACTCTTTGGGTTGATGGAAACCATGAGAACTACGATGCACTCAAGCTGATCCCAGTTACCAAGAAGTTCGGTGGCTATGTGCAAAAGATTGCACCGAGTATCTATCATCTTTGCAGGGGCTGCGTGTTTGATATAGACGGAAGTAAGTTCTTTGTAATGGGCGGCGCATCCTCTCACGACAAGGAGCATCGTATCGAAGGTATCTCCTGGTGGCCGGAAGAACTTCCGTCAACGGAGGAAATGGAGCGCGGTATCGCTGCGCTGGATGCCTGCAACTGGCAGGTAGACTATGTGCTGACTCACTGTGCGCCTCGCAGTATCCAAACAGCAATCGCTTACTGGTATGAGAACGATCCACTCACCAGTTATCTGGAACGTGTCCGTATGGATCTGCAGTTCAAGCGTTGGTACTTCGGGCACTACCACATTGACCGACAAATCAACGAGCAATTCATCGCATTGTACGACAAAGTGGTTCCTCTGTTTTGAGATATGGAGAGATACTCAAGCTGGTGACGAGGCGAGTTTGCTAAACTCGTAGGTCGGAAACGGCGCGTGGGTTCGAGCCCCACTCTCTCCGCCATTAGGCAGCTATACGCCGAGGTACCCTTGAGGGCTGGAGCAACAAGGTAAAATAAAGTCCCCAGAATGTTTTGCGGTGTTCAGAACTAAACCGCCATAGAGCAGAAGTGTTTGAGGGTCAGTGCTCCTGTATAGCCACGGGAGAAACGGTAAGGACAAGGCATGGAAATCTGCGGAAGTGCGAGAAACCCTCACTCGCTTGAGTAGTTCAATAGGTAGAACAGGGCTTTCGTAAAGCTCAGGTTTGCAGTTCAAATCTGCACTCAAGCTCCACATGCTGGTGTAGCTCAGATGGTAGAGCAACCTCTTTGTACGGGGAACGTCGCGGGTTCGAGTCCTGTCGCCAGCTCCAGGCGGGCTTTTACTTTTTCTACCGCCTTGCTCTCACAACCGGTACTCTACTTCTCCCTGTAGAGTTGAGCAATGAAGCCGGTTTCTATCCGGGTGTAGCGCAGTTGGTAGCGCGCTTGCTTTGGGAGCAAGATGCCGGGAGTTCGAGTCTCCCCACTCGGACCATATGGCCTGGTAGTCAAGCGGCTAAGACACCGCCCTTTCACGGCGGTAACGCGGGTTCGACTCCCGCCCAGGTCACCAATCCAGAGAAAGGAGTCCAGTAAATGACACGACAGGAGTTTATCGAGGATGTAAATGCTTTTTGGGAACTGATTGAGTTCTGCAGAAATGAGCGGTTGGATATCTGCGACGACTTAGTTTACTGGGACGAGCTGGATAGCTATATCATGCGTGCGATCCGTGACTTTGATACATGGCAGGGAATCCGTGACTTTCTGTCTGACATACCAGACGGCGGTGAGTATTATTCCATAGATGGATATGATGGCATCGTATGCGTTGATGATACGTTCGATGACTATAAGTCAGATGTTATCAGGGCTATGGATCAATGTAACGCATGGGACGAGGAGGAAGACTCCTCCGAAGATGAAGACGATGTGGTCGAATCTGAAACCCAAATATACACCACAGGAGAAGAGGAAGAAATAAACATAGACGACGCCAGCTTTCTGGCAGTAGTAGGAGGTAGTGCGTAATGGGACAGTATTACAGGCCGCTGCTGATCTTCAAGGACGGAACAAAGCGTTCCGCGCTGTCGCACAGGTTTGACAACGGGCTGAAGCTCATGGAGCATTCCTGGATTGGTAACCGATTCGTGAACGCTGTGATGTTTGAGATGGTGGACAAGCCTGCGAGGTTGGCGTGGGTCGGAGATTACTCGGACGCCGCCGTAGCAGACGGCTGCAATCTCGGCGGCGGATACATCACAAGCGCGTCGGAGTTCCTCAAGATGTTTACATATCTCTGGGGAGAACATAGCTCGCCAGACGATCTGCCCGGAGATTCTCCGACGTTTACGCTCAACTTCAAACACACGGATTGTTACATCGTCAACCTGACGAAGCGGTGCTACATCGACATGGAGCAGTACGTCAAGAGTAACAGCGTAAAAGAATGGTGCATCAACCCGCTTCCATTGCTGACCGCGCTCGGGAATGGACTGGGAGGAGGAGATTACTCCGGCGAAGTAGGCAAGAACGATGTCGGGTCATGGGCGTTCGATGAAATCTATGTAACGCATCTAAAACCAAGCATAATGGAAGCAGTAGAGTTCTGCTTCCAAGAGTAACATTTGCAGCGCAATAGCCCGCAGTCATCGTACATAGGGCGCTCCGTATTGTAAATCGGAGTAACGGGATGCCGGCGTTCTGGTCGCTCGCTCGCGACCGCGACGCGCGGTTCGGCTCGCTCCCATCTATCAGAAGAAGCTCCCTCTGATCCAAGATCCTTCATGAATCCTTACGATCGCCTACGCTCTCTTCAGGATTCACTCAGGATCTTGGATCATCACTCGCTTTTCCGAGGCTGCAATAATGTGAATGAAAAAAGATTCTGTAATGTAGATGGTCTATCAGATAAGTGCCTTCGTACATAAGAAAGATAGGCGCTCTGTATTGTAAATCAGAGTAACACATTGCTTGTTTCCACGCCTTCGCTCGTGACGAAGTCCGGCTATCGCCGGACGAAGTCACTCGCGTTCGGCGTGTCCTTTTGCATATTACATATGTCCTCGATCACACTACGCGGACATCTGTAATACGGATTACAGAATGAAAAATGCCCACGGAGGTTTGCGGACTGTCCGTGAAAGCTCGCTCTCTGCGGAGGGATGAGAAAGGCGCATCTAAGAGGAAGGAGACAGCCAGTTATGCGGCAAGTGCGACAGTCGGTATTTGAAACCAACTCCAGCAGTACGCACTGTATGTGTATTGTATCCGATAGGAAAGCAGAGCTTGTGTTCCCAGGGCGATTGAGGTTCTCATGCGAGGAGTACGGGAGGGAATGCGGTGAACTCAGGTCTGCCGAGGATAAGGCATCTTATCTGTACTCCAGTATCCTGTCGCTGTTTGAGCGTAAGAAAGCGGAGAATGCGAAGTCATGGATTATGGAGGAGCTTGGAAAGGTAGGTGTCGAGTGTGACTTTGAGACCCCGGAATACCGGAGATATGGGACTGGTGTTTATTGCTGCAATGCTTGTGTTGACCATGCTGGTGAGGACGATCATCTGACATTCGTGGAAAGTGTTCTGCGGAGCAGCGGGCGTCTTCTCCGGTATCTTTTTTCGGACAAGAGCGTTGTGCTTACAACCAGCGACGAGGTCGATGATGACCGCGTAGAAAACTTCCATGTGAACTATAAGCACGAGTTCTATTACAAAGGAAATTGAGGAGGACAATATGAAGATTTTAGTCGTCGTGGATATGCAAAACGACTTCATCGACGGGGTTCTTGGGACTCCAGAAGCGCAGGCCATCGTCGATAACGTCGTTGCAAAAATCACGGGGTTCGACGGGACTGTAGCGTTCACACAGGATACACACAGCGAGAACTATATGAACACACAGGAAGGCCGTGCCCTTCCCGTGAAGCACTGTGTGCTGGACACACACGGCTGGGAGCTGAATGACAAGGTTGCCGAGGCGCTTGACTCCGTTGCGTCCGAGGCATTCATTAAGCACACGTTCGGCTCCACCAATCTGGGGAGCTGGCTCACACTGATGGAAAGCGTTAAGCCACTGGACGAGGTTGTCTTGGTCGGCCTGTGTACCGACATCTGCGTCATCTCCAACGCCCTGCTCATCAAGGCGTTTCTGCC